GTTGTCTGGGGGTTTCGTATATGAGAGATATATATCAACGTATTTTTTTAAATCAGGATTTCGTTTATATAAATATATACCATTGGTATAATATGACGAAGCACTAAAATATAATGCTAGGTCATCTAATAAAAATCCTATAACAATCAATAACAGTATATAATTAGGTATAAATCGAAACAATCCAAATATAATGATTGATATAGCTAAAATATCTATACTCAAATTTCTAATCATTATTATAATATATATATAATTATTTATGCAGCACTATGTAAACTATGAGTGTAATAAGTATAATAAGTAAAATGAGTAAAAAAATTATAATATAAATTATAAGACAGATTTGGTCCTAATTGCGCGGTTTATTGTTAGTAAATAACCTTAAATTTTTAATGCTAATGTATGAAAATTAGTTAGTTTAAAATATATATTCACTGTGTATTATTTTTGTAATATCATTTTTTTTACCAGAATTGTTATGTAAACGTAATAATAAATCATTGTAATCATTAATATACATAAATTTAAATCCTCCTGTAGTTTTTCTTTTTCCTTTACAACAAGAAGAAATATGACTAACTTGTATGTTAAGAAATTTTGCAGCCATCGTTAATGTTCCATAATGTTTAATATATTTTCCATCTAATGTTACTTGCACTACTGACTTTTTATTGCTATTATCATTAAAAATATAATTTTTATTTTTATCATGCTCGTTTTTAAACATAAATTTAAAACCTCCAGCCGTTAAATTTATGTTTTTACATGCTGAAGAAATATTTTGTCTTTTTATATTTAATTTTTTTGACGCATCATTAATGGAAAAATATTCATTAATTATATTCATTTTTAAATCAAATTGAATTATTGGTATTGTAATTGATGATAAATGATTATTTATTGCATGTTGTATATTTTCTGGATGAGTAACCCATTCTAAATTTGTTAATTTATTGTTTAATTTATTGCCATCTTTGTGATTAACACACGGTTTATTTTCAGGATTTAATATAAATGTTTGTGCTACTAATCTGTGAACCAAAATTTTAATTTTATTAAATGATACAGACAAATAATCTCCGTTTTTGTACCCATATGTTATTTTATTGTTATTATATCTTACCTTTCCATTACAAGATACACATATATTTTTAACATTATTTGTATAAATTGTAGGAATTTCTTTCCAAATTTCATCCTCAATATTATCTGTATTAATGTTATATCTCCATTTATATCCATAAGCATAATCTTGTTTATTTTTACATACATTAGAAATATTTTTATATAACGTCCTTCTTGAATGTAAGTTATGTATATTGGTTTCAATACACCAATCAATTGCGTTTTTTAAAAATTGATAACTTTGTATTTTTTCACCATCTAACGACAATCTCCAAACTACATTATTTAAATGATTAAACTTAGGTTTGTTTTGCTTTTTTGTATTTTGTTCAATATGCGTAGCCCATTCTAGATTTTCTACTCTATTATCGTTTCGGATAAAATTTTTATGATGTATGGTTTTTTTGCTGTATATATTTTCTATAAATGCTTCTCCTACCAATCTATGTACTAAAACCCCTTTTTGTTTGTCTTGGTCATTAATAATACATAAACAAACATATCCACTATGATTTAATCTTAATTTTAAAAATTTTGATGTTTTTTTATTTCTTATATTTCCTAAAGAACTAATTTCATAACGCGAAAAATTAGGTATATTTTTCCACAATTCAGTCATTGTATATAATATGAATATATATATTACCATATATTTATATTATTTAAACCGCATTTGTTAAACTATGAGTATAAGGATTATTTTTAAACGCAGATAACAAATCTGGATTAATTCGGTCACAACCTTGACATTCGTTATAATATTGTGGGACTTGGGAAACTTTTCCATATGTTTGAACTGACGGACCATTATGAATAATTGCTTGTGGAGCCCATAATCTATTATTTTCTCTATCCGCATCTAATTTCGACATTGTTACATTTATTTGCGAATTAAAATGTTTGGCATTGCCTTGGTTTGTACGAGCAACTACTGATTTTTCTTTTGTTTCGTTGTTAGTTTGTCTATAAGCAGAATCATATTGCATATTTCCGTGTTTTGATGACATACCCATAAATTGATTATGACATACTGTATCACGCTGGTTCGTAATAGGTTGTTGGTCTGTTATTAAATAAGCGTCATTAGATTGATTACCAATATATCCATTTGGTTGATATAATGTTGTTTCCTTGATGGTTGTATTAGGTATATCTCCTGGGGTTAACACATAGTTACCAGGAACTTCCCCAGTTGTATTCCCATATACACGCATATTACACGAATATTCCTCCTTTCTTGATGGTTTTAATATATCCATAACAGGAGCAATAACTGCGCCAATCGCACTTGCAAACCCTGAACCAAATGTTTGTGGCTGTTGATTTATTACACGATTATTTGTATAATTAGTATGGCTATTATGATGATTATTATGCGATTGGTCTTGTAGTGGCCCTGTTCTTGACGCGGATGAAGGTCCAACATCAAAACCTTCTAATTGGGTTCTTTTTGTTTGTTCGTGTTTGGTTGGTACATAACTAGCCGTTTTAAGAATGGCATTTGGTGTTCCGTGTTGAAATGTGGTTGTTTCATTTCTATTAGATGTTTTTTGAACCTCTTCGGCTACTACGCGTCCCGCTTTTTCAGCGCCAGTGGTTGTTAGCCAACGGTCTTGACTATTTATAAAAAAAGTATCTGGTCTATATTTTTCCATTTTTCCCTCAATTCCTATATTTTTAATTTGGCTCTGTGCAGGGCCTTGTAACCCATTTAAGTCGTATTCTTGTTTTGGATTTGTAGCGATGCGAAGTTCATCGACTGTTTTAGGCAACCATTTATCACGTGCTTCCATACCAGCATTAAACCCATGACTTCCATCAGCGGAATATCCTTTGTCTAAACCAGGGCCAACGCGTATAGATTCAAATGGTTTTACCATATTATTACGGTTAACAGGGTTTTGTCTCGATTGATAAAAATCACTCATATCAGGCATACCATAAGTCCATTGAACATTTTCTTGTGGTTTAAAAAGTGGGGCTTGTTCAATTTTCTTAATTGTTTGAGAACCACTTCCTACATAATTATCTAAAATAGTTTCGGCGTTATTATTATTATATATTTGTCCCCTTGGTTTTCCGCCATTAAATGGAACCATATTATTATGTTTAAATTCAGTGGATGACATATAATCCCCAGTCAATGAATAAACTTGTTGAATATTATTGCTTACTGGAATACCCGCTCTTTCCTTTTGTTCATAAGCATTTTGATTAAAATACTTATCCGTAGCAACATTTGGATTAGGATAATCTTGAATATTATCAACTAGTTCCTTATTATTCATAATTGGATAATTTTGCGGGGGCACGTTTGTGTTAGGTAAATAATTATTAAATTTGGATTCAATATTGCTAGCTTGTAAGTTAGTTCTAATTCCCATATTGTTAAAGTTTTCTTTTTTAACTTTTGACAGACCTTCTTTATTTGATTTTTGATTAGAAATAACATACATTCCTCCTAATGCAACTAATGGTATAGCTAATTCCATATTATATATATAGGTTTTTAAAAAAGTATAATTTAATTTTATAAAATTATATGTTATTGAATATATATTTTTATAAAACAACTTAAAGGGCTTTATATCATTAAAAACTAAATATTATATCTTGCCACAATCACTTTTACAAATACTTGTTCCTACACTGTTTTTACCATTATATTGCATATTATATATATCTGTTGGAACAGTATAAAATTGATTGTTTTCAGGCACACATTGAAACTCTCTTCTAAAACTATCTTTTTCTAAAATTCGTGTACTCGAATAATTTTGAAAAGGCATTTCCGTATGAGATTGTGGATTATTTGGTAGAATATATGCGTGATTTTGCTGTAAATCTCTTGCCGTCCATGCAGGCATTATTGCTCTACTTTGTTCTGTTGTTAATATGTCACAAACTGGATAATCTATGGGTGAAGCGTATACTGTTTGGCGTTTATATTTATCTGTATCTTTTCCATTTTTATCTACTCTTAAACAATCTCTATTTAATCGTCTATCTATTCCTAAAAGGGAACTTTGAATATCTATACTATGTGTCCATAAATTACCCCCCCATTTCTGTGGAATAATTTGCGGATCAAGCATAAAACACGGTTTATCTCCTGAACCAGGTGTATCTAAATACCAACGTTCTTGATCGGTTTGTTGCTGAAGTTGTCTTATAATTCTTGCTTCATCATCGTGAAATCGGGTAAAAGCCATATTATATATACTATTAGAAAATATACATATAATATATACAAAATAGTATTTAAGGAACAGGAAAAGGTCGTTGATATTTCGGTATTGCTTGTGGAACAGGCATAATCACAGGCTTTGTCTTAAAAATATTAGCTGTTTGTAAACATTTTAGTTCAGGAGTTAATGGTCCAGCGGGATTTACTAGATTTGTTGAATTAATCCCAAATAAAAAAGATTCTATATCTGCTGGATTATGAGATAATGTATTCCACGGCAACTGACCAGGATTTAAACCATTACCACATAGTCTTGTATCATATGCGGTTCCATTAGCACCATTTTTATATAATTGCCAATCTTCAATGCCGACATTTTGTCTTTGGTCTAAACAATAGTTTCCAGGTGTATTTTTATTGCGAGTAGACGCCATTTATATATATATAATTAAAAATAAATTATTATAATAATTTTAATTATATTATTGTATTATATTTATAATCATATAATCATAATAAATTTCCTTAATTATATAGTAAAACTCATATAAAAACAATAAAACATGTGTAAAATTTATACGCTTCCACTTAATTGTGTTTCTATTGGAAGCTATAGCGGTTGATAAAGATTGTATAGTTAAAACCGCACCTTTAGGTTAAATAAAAAGTATAAAAGGTTTTCGAGCAAAGCGTGTAAATTTTGGGTTTACTAGTTTATATAAGAGGAAGATAAGTCGGTGTTAATATTATTAGACTAATTATTCATTATTGCTAAAAACAATATATATTTAATTATTTATCTTGTTTCTAGAAAAATTATTTTTTACAATAAATCATCTTATATATTGTTAATTTGAAATTTAATTTAAATATTTATTAATACTGATGTTGATTCTATAGAGGTTATTATTTTTGGTTTAGTTGAGGTATTAACTAAAGGTTCATTTACGGTGTATTTACCTGGAATTAAATTTAAATAATTTATCACACTTTGACTTTGACTTTGACTATTTAAAGCATTAACAATACTATTAGCTACAACTGGACTGATTATTGTGGTATTCTGAGAAATTATTACTTCACCTATAAATAAATTAGATGTCTTATCGTAAATTTGTTTTTTTATTTCTAATAAATTAACCGTCGAACTTAATAAACTTCCTGTATTATTATCATAAAAATTAGCATTCACAGCATCAACATTACCAATATTACTTGTGTATATAGTTTTTAATTTAGTATTTCCTAACAAGAATGATTTACTTTGGTCTCTATGACCAATTGAAACTTGTAACCAAGTTAGGTTAGCTTTATTTGATTCGCAATCTTTTATATTTATATTATTCATACTTATATTTCCAAGAGTAGAATATCTATCAATTCCGAAAACAGATTTTATAACATTACCAGTAATTGTAATGTTTGACATAGTTATATTTCCGGAAGGTTTATAATTTTCATTTGAACTACCGGTTCCAAATATAATTAAACCCCAACCACCAGAGGTAGCGGTAGAGAGGGTTCCGTTTACACTTTTTGATTCAGCGTGTTTACATATAATGTTTGTATTTGAAATTTCAATATTACCATTGAATCCAAAAATAGATACATCGTGTGAGTTATTTGTTGTTAATAAATTGTTATTATTAATGGTACAATTTGATATTTTAAAATTTGTGCAATTTGGTCTATAAGTTCCAGATGCATTTGAATTAATAGCATTTAAATTATTATTTTGAATTGTGCAACCATCAACCAAAAATCCATTCATAGTTTCAGTATTAGAGGAAATACGAATACCTGATCCTTCATTGTTTTGAATAACGCAATCCTTAACAGTTATATTAGTTGAATGTTTATTATTAAATGCAATACCGTTTGACGCTTGTCTAAGAACTAAATTTTCCAATAATAAATTATTG